GGTGGTCCCTGAAACAGTATAAGTATCATGAGCTTGGAACACACCGTCTATAAATACCATAAGTTGTTGTTCGCCAGATACTGCGTTGGATATAGTGAATGTTGTATCACTACCATCGCCTGCAAAGATATTAGTAACTAAGAAGTTACCTTCACCAACATTACCCCAAGCAGAGCCTGAGTAGCCCTCAAACTTAGATGATGTGGTGTTGAATCGTAGATCTCCCGCAGCAGGTGAACTGGCCCTCTGCGCTGTTGTGCCTGTTGGCACGTTAAGAGCTGTATCAAGCTCTCTAATTGTTTTGCTTGCCGGGAGAGTACAGAACACATCTTTTGTGCCTGCACTAAAATTAACAGCGCTGTCGCTGTTAGAACTAGAAAGGATAGTTGTTCTAGATAGCGTGTCTGGCGAGGCATCGGTAACTGTTCCGATACCTACTTCAAACTCCGCTGTACCTTGGCCTGCGATACAGTAGTAGGTAACGTTACTGTTACCTATACCAGCGACAAAGGTTTCAAAACCGGTAGCCGCACCCGCTAAGTTTATGGTGCCTGTACCAGTTGTAGTGGTAGTTTCCTTTACCCTGTCGTTAAGGACGAAAGCCACTTTGCTTTCTCCTTACGCTATTCTAATAATAGCTGTAGACGCAGCGGCAGCAGGAAATACTATTGTAAAATCACCAGCAGTGGATGTCTTGTCTCCACCAAAGTCTATGGTAGCAACAGAGGCGTTAGTAGCAGATGAATTATAAATCATGCAGCCCCTAGCGGTTACTGTAGCTGTGCCAAAAGTAAGGTCTGAAAAATCAGTAAACCCAGTAGTACCACTTGATGTAGGATCCACTCTTGTTAAATTAGCTCCACCAGAAGTGTAGTTTGTACCGCTTGCTTGTCCTGTAGTTGTAAAAGCAGTTGTAGTTGCTCCTAAAGTAGCAGAACTTGTATACAAGGCTAGTTTAAACGTACCTCCTCCAGAGTTTTTAAAGTTGTGGACTCCTTCTAAAAGCTGTTTTTTAAAGCTGGTTGTCAGCGTAGATGTTATAGCCATAATTATATCCTTTTTACTATGTTAGCTAGTTCTTCTTCTCCTCCCTTTAACAGTTCTTGAATCAAACTGGCTTTGTACGATTTTATAGCATTTTTTATGTAAATTAAACAAACCTTTTTTATCTCTTCTTCGTACGCTTTTGCTTGCGCCTCAATGTGTGGCTCTAAGTCCTCAGAGGTGCCTACTAACTTTTCTGTTAATCGTTCTGCCCAAAACTCTGGTGGATGTCCACCGTAGTTAGTTGTTTTTGCTTCGATGATGCCTAACGCGGGCATCCCCTCGGGTGTTATTTTATCTACCATTTTTTTGGCTCCGGTGGTTTTAAATGAGAATCGTAACGGTCAACTAAAACATTCTCTTGTTGAACAATGCTGCGCACAGCTTCGCTTTTTCTTCTTACCGTTAGTCCTGTCTCTTCAAGCACAGGAATCAACGGATCCGCTAGTCTGTGGTAGCCATAAAGTTTTTCTTCGTCAGGCACGTCTGCATCTAACAGTCCGCTAGTCTTTGCTACTTCTATCTGCATCCCAGCATCGCTGCATTTAGACAACCAAAACTCAGTACAGGCTCTGCCTGCCTCAGCAAAGTGTATGTTTTCTTTGTATGAAAAATCTACGCCAAAAAGTTTTAGTGTGCCGACTTGCTGATACAAAGCAAAAGCTACTGCGTACGCTGTAGTGTTATTTAAGTAGTGACAGTTTGTAGTAGAGACAACTTCTTTTATAGGATACTCAACTAAGCCCGGACAACGATCATCTAGCTCACAAGTGTAAATAGGACCTTTGTGATTTAGTAATACTTCGGTCATACCGTTAGTTTGTCCGCCAGCATCATCGGTATCTAAGAATCTAGACGCCGGGTCCATCATAAAAACTCTATCGTGATAGATTACGTTGCTGACCGCATTAATAGCCCAAACTTCATCAAAGTTGTGGCCGTGTGATTTAGCTAAACAGTATTCAAACCAAGATCTACCTAGTCCGACTATTGCTACTGTCTTGCCTTTTAATTTTTCTTCGATCAAATTATGTTACTTGAGAGCGCAGTGAATCATAGCGATACTCGTCACGTCTGCCTCTAGCTTCCGCCCTGTTCTTGAGTCTATCTATTTCAGCCATAAATCTAGCTTCATACTGTTGCTGTATGTCTGGCTCCCCTTTCATAAACGTATACGCCTCTGCTAACGCTCCGTACAACATAGCGTTTCTGGCATTGTTAGATAGCCAAGTGCCTGTTGTACTAGATACTAAACTAGCAGGTTTATACAAATAGTGTAGTTCTACACTGTACGAGCTGTCTGGAACAGGAGCCAATATTATTGTGCTGCCGTTATCAGAACCCGTTGAAAGTTCTTTATCAAAGTCCGCGTAATATCTAGGTAAAGCTCGAAGCGAAGTGTCGCTTGGATCTTTGTTATATTCCTGCATAAAACTAGGATGCTTCTTACTTAAAAAGTGGTAGTCGCTGTTGCCGTCTATAACAGCTAGTGAAAAGCTACTTACGAAATCGTCCGGGCAGGTTAAGAATCGATTGCCCGCTGTTACTGTTCCTTGCACGTTTTTTCTAAATACATCGAACTGAACCAGCTCAAATATTCTTTCTTCTGTGGTTTTTATAATGTCGTTCAACGTATTGGTAAACGTAGTCTCACTATTCTCTACGTAGTTTTGAATTAGCGTTTTAAATTCTGTTAACGTCATATCAAGGTGTGTTAGCCGTGCCACCCATACCGGAGTGGTTTGTACAGTAATAATATAATGTTGGCGCTCCAGAAGCTACCGTTATTTGAGTGTATGCGCCTGAGCTGCCCGGTGTTCCGTTTGTAGTTACCCCTGTAGTGTACTCAGAGCCGCCGCTGTGCGTACCATCTGATGTGGTAGAAAACCTAAGTGGGTGTCCACTATTACTAGAATCTGATTGGTCAAACCTGTAAGTGCTGCCCTCGCTTAAAGTTACGGTCGCTTGTCTAGAACCATTAATGTAATACTTATTAGCTCCGTAGTAACTGGCTACTGTTACTGTGTACACAGTATCTGCAGTAACGCTTACTGAACCTAAAGCCGATGTAGCTGCTTGACCGCTAACACTTACCGTATCTGTAATAGATCCTGATATGGTTACAGTTCCCAAAGAAGCTGTAGCCGATTGACCTGTAGCGGTCAAAGGGTTATCTGTTATGGTAATGCTGCCAAGTGTTGTAGTAGCTCCGTCTAGGCTAAACGGACTACCTACTACATCGTTGGTTGCTCGCATGTCTGTACCAAGAACTCTGACAATACCTTTATCAAACCCTTGATCGCCGGTTCTAGGATCGGGTCTTGGATCTCTTAGTGCTTCTGGGTCAGCTGGTTGCGGTCTTGGTTGTAGTTGCGGGTGTTTAGGACTATAGTCCTGCGGACAAACTTTTAACCCGTCCCATTGTTTTCTAAGTTGGTTTAAACGATATCTCTGTCCACAAATATCACAGATACCGTATGCTTTCTTGCCTGCTGCAAAACTCATTTCTTCCTTGCTTTCCTAATCGCGTCTTTGCCGCGTTTAAATATGTTGACCACTTGATTTTTACCCATAACCTTTGCTCGTTGTTCGCCTACAGTTAATATCTGTATTTTACGTGCAAACGGCTTTTTAATCTTTTTTACTTTTGCCACGGTAGCGCGTGCGTCTGCTGGGGTAGCAAACTTAATCTTAACCGTATCTTTGGGGTTTTCGTCTGTATAGAGTCTTCTGCCTGAACCTTTTGGTTTCTTACCTGTGCCGACTCTTGGGTCCTTCTTTTTTCTAGGCATTAAATAATAGTTCTGTTAGGCAAGAATCTTGAACTAACACTATCTATGTCCTCAAACGCTGCCCTATCAAACTCCTCGTCGTAAATTTGTTTCATTATCTGTATCTTTTCTGGCGCTCTTTTCATAGCTATGTAATAAGCTAGACCGGATACCATGCACGGTATAAACCTAAATACTATTTCCATGTTGTTGGTGTAATCGCCAACGTCTTGTATTCTGGTTAGTGCGTTGTATTTAATTATGTCGGTAGAGTTTTCCGGAGTTGGAAAAAGTTTGATTACCGGGGTAGTTTGTCTGTCTAAGAAAAACTGATTAGGTCTAGCCTGTAGAGTTTTCTCTGGCGTAAACAAATAATCCGATCTACTGATTCTTTCTAGTTGTATATCAGTGCTGCCTCTTGTTACGACAGCTTCAGTCACGTCAATGATATCTGTATCTAAGCTGTAGCTTGATGTGCCTTGGGTGACAGTAAAGCTACGTTGCGCTACAGTCCATTGGTTTAAACCACGATTAGCCCAGTCGGCCATCATAATGTTCAAAGATCTTCTAGCCGTATCTAAATCGTAGCCTGTTCTGAGTTCTAGCCCACAACGTTCATACGCTTCTTCGATAAGCTCGTCTATTGTTAAGTCAAATCCTGTTGATCCTGAAGTAGCCATATTGTTTCCTTTTGTGGTGTAACCGGACAAGAACAGTTGCCCGGTTACTCAAACGATCACAAATATTCTCTCTTTAGAAATGTTTTGTCAAAACTAAAATGATTGAATAAGCGTCACCGTCCGAGTGTCCCACCGTTGTAAAGTCTAAGTCTCCTGTTTTTCCAGAGCCAGCGTTGTTGGGAATACCTGTAAATAAATCGTAGTATTCGTCACCTGTGCTGTCCGCTGGTAATGGGACTGCTAATACGTTAGTTGACGCATCGAACTCGATGTCAACGCCCATACCTCTGCACGCCCAGTAGATTCTTGAGATAGTAACAGCTGTGCACGAATTACCGTCACTGTCTGCTGCTAGTGCTGAAACATCTACTTTTTTAACAGAAGCCTCTCCTGTTCCGTCAGACTCGTTTGTAAACTTCAAGATGGCGGTTCTGCCGCCATCTTGAATAGTTTGACTTGTTACTGTATCAGCCATAATTTATCTCCTATTACGCGTCAGCAAATGGAGTAACTATAGTGCCTGAACCTAAGATGATTCCTTCTACTGCATATTTAGCAGAAGCGATAGCAGTTACCTTAACGATACTTCCTGCTAGTCCACCTTTTGTTGATCCGTTCATTGTAATTACGTCGTTACTAGCGCCTGATATAAAAGTTTTACCAGTAGC